CTATTATTTCAGGATCAGACTTTTTTGTATTATTAACTATCTCTATTGGTATCTTTGTGAAAACATTGGACTCATTGGACTTCTCTTCGTATTTTCGTATCTTTGACTTCAATTCCATAGTTTCTTTTGTTTTTTCTATTAATTGTTTTTGTAACATATTAATAATTTTTTCGGCCTCTTTTAATTTATCAACCATTGGTTGCATTTGCTTCAACTGTTCTTGCTGATTATTTATAATATTTACGACCTCTACATTGGTTAATTGAACTGGTTGTTCTCCTGGTCGTTGTAATGTAATAGGTTGATTATTTATTTTTGCCATTTCTTCTTGTATCATCTTTTCTCTCTCATCTTCTATTTCTTTTATTTGTTTCAACACATCTGGCTTCATTTTTGGCTGTCCTGGTTCATAAGAATCCAACAGAGCATCAATATCTTTCATAAAAAATGATTTTATCTTTGATTCATGTGGTTTTCGAATAAACATGTCCACTGTTTTTGGTGATTCTTTGAAATAATCAGGATGAGGATTTTTCAACATTTTTCGCTTATCAAACGTATTATGTTCATGTGAAAAAACTAAAATCGCTTTCATTGGATCTAATTGTACAAAAGGTATCGTATAATCTTTTAAAAATGCTCTTTCTTCCGCTACTGCAGCATGGTCTTCATACCTAGTAAAATTCAATAATTCTTTGCGAAATGCAAATGTTCCCGCAGTTGCGTGATTAGGACCATACGGACCACATTGAATCATTTGTTGAATATGTTTGAAATAAATATAAATTTCACTTGCTCCTGCACATAATGCTTTTTTATCTGATTCTAACCGTTCAACTGCATGTGAAATACGTTCAGGTGGATAATAATCGTCGTCATCCATATAGACAATAATATCACCCTTTACATGTTTATGCATATAATTACGTTTTTCACCAAGATTCATTTTTCTATCTATTTGAAAATAACGAATATTGGGAATATTTGATGTTTCTATTAGATCTTTTATTTTATCAGTTCCATCGTCAACTATGATCCATTCAATTCGATTTTTTGGATAATCTTGATTACGAAAACATTCAAACATAATAGGAATGAAAGGACGACGATTGAATGTTGGTGTACAGACACTCACCATAGGTAAGTTAACGTTTTTTTTGTTTTTATTGTTGTTTTTTGTCATAATATTAATATTATGATTACTTTTTTAAATCATTGTATTTAAAATTATTATAATTTACATTCTTCAGTATTTGATTCGCTTGTTGGATCAATAGGTTAGTCAACCAGTTGATACACCTGTTAGTCCTCCATTTGATGTTAATTTTATTTCGTTACGTTGTTCTAAAGTATAAAACATAAAAATTACTGACGCAAAAATTATAATTAAACAAATATTTAAAAATATCAAACTAATTTTAAGATTACCACTTGTTGATGATATATTTTTATAATAATCAAAACACCCAAATATATATATTATTATAAATGCCATCAAAATTAATTTAGAATACATAATATCTATTAAGTTCAATATAAAATTTACACCTAAAATTTCCATAAAAGAGTTTTTATCTACTTCTTTTTTCATTTTACTGTTTTTTATAACTTGGTCAATATCAGTTATAGTTTCGTATATTTTTGTAAAACTGAAATTTTTGTAATAAATTATTGATCCAAAAGCATAAATATAAATATAAAATACAAACAAAATAATACCCATAGGAACGCCAAAAAAAATATTCATTACAAGTTTTATTACTCGATATAAAATAGTGAAACCTATCTCATACAAAGAAATCATACCACAAAAACCTTTATTATTATTTCTTTCTGCTCCTTCTTTACACATAATTCTAAAATCAATGTACGATAAAAAACCAATTGTAATAAATACACAAAAAAATACAAAAGCAGCAAATATTGTGATGAACTTAAATTTTATTGCACCGATTAAGAAATCTTTAATAAATAAAGCTGAATATTTGAAAAATATAATTAGAAATATGAAAATAAATAAAAATTTAGATGAATAATTAATATCTTTATTTTTATTACCAGTATTATCAGTTAAATAACTATTAATAGTTTCTGTAAAATATATGGAATTTTTAAAAAAATACATAAATATATTCAATGGAAAAATAAACAAAGATTTTTGATTACTTAATTCTATTTCATATTTTTCTAGACGTTCTCGTGATATTTCAATTAATTTTGTACCATCAATATCTTTATAATACATAATAAAAAACATATTATACGTTACATATGATGCAGCTAATACAGATTCACTCCATGCAATATATTGACGTATCCTGATAACATCTTTTTCTGTCGCTTTATTCTTTGAAAGTAACATTGCTATTTTTTTTGCAATAACATGATTAGTATTAACAACAAATTTGTAAATTTTATTTATTAATTCTGTTAATTTATCAATCGGTGACGCTCCTGTTTTTCTTTTATTATCTTTTACATTATCAATACCGTCATAATCAGAATCTTTAAATCCTTCAATATTTTGGTTTGGTGGTTTATTGTTTGAATTATTATTGATGTTTTCCAATGTTTCAAAAGTTTCGATATTTTTATAATTGTTTTTGTTCTTTTTTTTGTTTTTTATTTTTTTCAATTTATAATTCATATTGATTACTTGAAAATTATTATCACTAAATTTTTCCATTATATTGTTCTATATATACATATTATAATATAATACTATACTAATAGACTAAAACTATCTTGAATACAACATCCCACAATTGCCACCGATAAATGATAAAATGTTATATCGTTCTTCATATAATACAAGATTATAGTTATATTCATATAATCTCCAATTCGATTTTTCTATACCTACAGGATTACCATTACCATCACAAATAATATTAACTGCTGAATTTATAGAGTCAACCGGCGGAACATAAGTCGTTATTTCTAACTGTATATTTCTGAATTTACTTAGATTGATAGCACCAGATGGTTGATATTGAAATGGATCAGTATCTAAACAGAAATTATAACAGTATAGACCGTCTTTTGCAAAACCTCGGGTTCTTGTATATTTTTCAATATAATTATATATACCACTTACTTGTGCATTTTCGCGATATTCACCATCCAATAATATACCCATTGTTTCCATAATTTCTTTTTGATTTTCAGAATGATAATCACCAGTAATTGTTATACCACTATTAAAAATATTACCAAAATTAGGGTTTACACTCATACCATATTCTAAATCTGTTCCAGGTAATGGTGCACTTGGTGCAATTACAATATTGGATGGTAAATTATTGTATGGCCAATTGGTATAATTACTCCATTCATTACGTAAATTAACATCATTACGTTGTAAATAAAACATCCAATTCGAAATCATACCATTTGAATTTATTTTTATGCGATTTGATCCAGTAACATTTTCAAAGAAATAATTGAATACATCTTTTACTAAATATACTTGATCTTGTGATGCAAATACCTTCGCCTCATCTTTTGATAAAAAACAATATGTAGAAATTAAATGAACATCAGCGTTCCATGTAGATACTATATTTGTATAATCTGTCGAACGTAACATTGCAGTAGGTGGTGTTTGCAAAAATCGATACATTTGAAATTGGGGTTGGTTGAAGTCTGGTTGAATATATGGAAAATTATAATTGATATCAAATACATCACGTATTTGAAATAATTCTTGTATTGGTCTTAATGTTACAGATATTACTAATTCATTATATTGTAAAGCGACTAATGGGAACGCACACCCACTATTCAATGTAAACCATGTATTTATTGGAATATATAATGTGCGACCACGTATTGATGGTTCTGCCCCTAGTGGGTTTTGTGTATAACATGCAGATGGGTATGTATTATCTCTAGTGTATGCGTTTGCAGGATCATTTAATTCTGGTATATTTCCAGACATTTCATTGAATAATTTCTTTTTTTCTTCTGAAAAATCGCGCTCTACCATTGCTGAAATATAATCACCTGTATATTTTTGTAAAGTTAGTGAACCACATGTTATAGATATTTCACTTATTATTTGTGTTCCCAAATCTTTTATCCATCGAAAACCGTATGGAACCCATTGATCATTAGTATCAGGTGTCGGTGGGTAAACTGGACTCCATATATCAGGTAACGTAACTACTAAATATGTATCCATCAATAATTCTGCATATCTTTTTACAGTAAATGTATATGTAGATGGTTCAGTCAAACGTAAATCTCTTGAACCATCATAATCTAATCTAAATTTTTGTAATCCAAAATTACTATATTTTGAATACGTTACCTTAAAAAACGTTTTACTAGGATTTCCAGTTAAAAAAACATTATTATTTCCTACTGAAATTATATTTAG